GTACCTTCGGGTACACGCTGTCAAATCAACTTTCGTTGGAGATGACACTATGACACAAGGAGAGAATACCTCCAAATGTATAGGCTCTTTTATAACTCTAAAAGATGCTGAAAAAGACTGTCCAACAGATATTGATAGCCTTTATAAGGTTTTCACTGCATTATCTTTGCAGACTGGATGTAAGCGTTCGGTTTCGGACAAGTACTTCCGTTATTTGGTTCACCGTCTCCTCTCTGAGAGAGATGGGTTCCTAAAAATTCTCGCTGCTTTACCAATACTTGGTTTACGTGTCCTTGGACAAGATAAACCATTAAGGTCTCAGTGGAAAATTCCTGTAAAACGGAATGGACTGCCTAAGCCTTTTGGCTGGTATTTCGGTCGGCTGACTTCCCTTTCGAGAAGGGAGCCAACACCTGAAAACATACTAGTTGCACGAAGGATAATAACACTTCTCTCAATCGGTAAGATGCTGACTATAACGTCAGGTCGTGGCCAGAAGAGAGCTCGAGATACGTACCCAAATAGGATACGCAAGACGAGAAACCCTGAAAGGGTACAACATTACGATAAGATCTATGGTGAAGAGTTTGACACCTTCTTAAGGTTCGTCAAGTTCCAACCATTTAGGGAGAAACTCCATACCCCTGGGGCTAACCCCGTTGAGGGAGAGGTTTTCCTCGACCCTTCGGTCTACTCACTTAAGAGCCTTGCCAAAAAGGCAAACCGATCCTATCGTCAAAAGATTCCCAATGCAGTTCTTGACAATCTTTTGAGGGTAACGGATATTAATCCTATGGTTAGACCGTTACCAGACTCTATCGATGGAAGACTCTGTATCATTACAGAGGCTGGTGGCAAGTATAGGGGCATATGTCCTTATTACTCACCACTAGTTCATTCATCAACTGTCTACCGTACATGTAGGATAGCCCTTTCGGGCTTTATTCCTGATGTGTCGCTTGACCAAGCAATTGGCCATAAAAGGGCGAGGTACCTGTCAACAACGGGTAAAACCGTTGTATCAGCAGATGCATCAAACTTTACAGATAGTCTTGACATTGACTTTCTAGATTTTGTCCTAACCCGTTTAGGTGAGAAAGGTTTTCTAGATTATCTTTCTAGACTACGTATATCCTCATCACTCGGTGTTATCTCAACACCTTTACCCCTTATGGGCCTAAAGGGATGTTACGAACTTGGCTGCCTCTGTATCTGCTTCTCCTTATGGATGAAGTCGAGAAGAGGTGGACTATCACTAGAGTCTATGGCATCTGCCAACGACGACTTGTGTTGCTTCGGAATTCCGGAAGCGGTAGAGGAGGCCTATAACCTTATAGGCGCATCTCTTAATCCAGTAAAAACTGTTGTTTCTAACACAGTTACCATTTTTTGTGGTAAGATGTATTGGAGAGGTGAGGACATTAGTCCAATCCGATTCAATCTCACACAAGCATTGAATGGTGGAACCGGTGAGGTTGTATGTACTTCCTCAAGGGATTTCTTGGATCGTGCTGTCCCTGTTTGGGGGCGCCACTCGCTCTTAACTGCCTATGACTTGATTAAGAAATCAGTCATTAACGCGGTTGGTCCTCATCGCTCTAACTTTTCTCTACCGACAAAGTTAGGTGGCTTTCGTCTACCCGGAAGGGCGGATATGGGCCTCTCTAAACTCTTGTCTAAGAGAGCTGTTCTACTCTATGCGTTGTACAACTGTCCTTTTGAGGAGAAGCTAAAAGATCCTGAAACGCAGCTAATAGCGTACATAAGGTTAGGTAAAGAAGCCGTTCTACCGGATGGTAGAGTCATGGCCTCGGTAACTTTGCCAAGTACTACTAAAGCAACGTGGATTCGACGGAAACAACTAGTCGACACTAACCTTGCTAAAGGTAATCTGTCGGAATTAGATGTATACGAGTATTACTATTCGGACACATCAATCGCTGTTTAATTTGCC